CCGGCCTTTTGTGTCCTCGGCGTGGTCCCCCCGTTCCCCCCCCCAGCCGTGTACCCGCCACCAGTAGAGAGGTCAGACGTGCCAGCCGTAAACGCTAGGCTTGGCGCTGTGTTGGTCAGAGCAATAGCCCATTGATCCGTTCCGCAGTTGATGCCCTCAAGCAGGGCTTCACGGCTTCCCGATACTTTGTTGTAAACCGCCATTTCGTTTCCTTTGATTAGATGCCAGCCACGCGCCCGTCAGCTTCTCGCTGAATCTCGCGCACTTGTCCATTGATTTCTACGCCGACGGCTCGACCGTCAGGGCCTCGAATGATTCGGCGCGGCGTCTCCATGATCGTCCTGATTTCACCAATCGCAGTTTCCGCTGCTTGGCGATTCATTTCAAGCGCATCATTCAAACGCTCTGCCAAGTTCTCGACAAGCTCTGCCAATTCTCCGCTAATTTCCTCGGTGCGCTTGCCAGTTTCTGACTCAATCGCGCCATTGGACGACATTTGCGCAATCGCTAGTTTGGTTTGAGCGTCAAGGTCAGCCTTATATTGAGAGCGTGCTGTTTCTGCCTCTTGCTTCATTTGCTCAAGCTGGATGGCTGTCTGAGCCTTGAATTGCTCAATCTGTTGAGCGCCTTGCAGCTTGACCTGCTCGATCTGGCCTTGCATTTGCAGCTTGGCCTGCTCCATTTGCATGCGGCCTTGCTCGACTTGCATCTGCGCTTGAGCCTTGACAGCTTCAGGATCGGGTTGCTGTTGTTGAGGCTCTTGAGGTTGAGAAAGCTTCGCCATCGCCGTGTCGAACGCAGCCTCAAGTGGACGAGAAGCGCGGAAAGCACGCACACCAAACAACAGCATTTCAGCCAAAAGCGGAGCCAATGCCGGGGCTTGCTGCGCGGCTGGCATGGCCTGCTGAAGGAACCCGCCAGCGGCTTGCAGGAATTCAAGACGGTTCGTCTTTTCGCTTTGCTCGTCAATCTCGACCAGAGAATCAGCGGCTACCTCAATGCGGAAATTGCGGGCTGGCTCAGTCTTGAGCAACTGCATGGCAGGCTCGGCAAACTGCGCATCTTGCGTGCCCATGATTCCGCTCATCTCCACCAATTGCTCGGGAGAGTAGAGATCGGCCATCAGTTGGCCCTTGATCTTCAAAAGCTCAGTAGCGAACAGAGCAACGTTGCGCTGCATGTCACGCAGGCGCAGAGATGCGAATTGGCTCTTGATCTGTTGCGCCGTAGCAGTCTCCGAAGCCATCGAAGCGCCACGTATGATGTCAGACAGACCCGTAACCTCGTAGATAACCTGCTTCGCCTGCTCGCGGGCTGCATAGCATTGCTGCAAAGCGCCGACGACAGAATCAAGCGGAAGGAAATCAACAGTTCCCTTGATGCCGCCCTTCTCAGAGAACGCCGCCCATGTATCGACGGGGATAAGCGTGTTGTCCACGCCTTCGTTCATCATGCGCTGGATGCTTGCTTGGCTTGCGTCGTATACGCCGACCACCTTAAGCGCCTTGACCAGCATATTGATGCGCTGAGTCAGCAGGTCGATTTCCTCGGCCTGGTCTTGATACAGGGCGTAATCAGGGATTGGGACCAGAGTGTCCGTGGTCTGCGTGGCGTACAGCGGTTTCGGGCAAGGCCAAAACGAATCCAGACCGTATGGATCATCAATCTGGTCTAGCGCCTCTTGGCTTCCCTCAGCAACCCAGCACACCTTCTGCGTTGACTTGTCCCAAATCTCCCAGACTTGCGCCTTCTTCAAGTGCGAAACGTCCTCGCCGTTCTTGACCATCTCATCAAGCCCAATCGGCTCATGAGTCAGCGGCACATTTTCGAAACGATCACCGAAACGCTCCAGTCCATCACGACGCGTCATGTATACACGACGGGCGACCCATGTGACTTCTTCCCATGTTCTGGCAGGAGAGCATCGGAAGTCCTCCCAATACACCGTGTCCACACAGGTGAACGACTGAGGCATTGGAGTTCCGTCAGCCTGGATCACATCCTTGGTTTCAAATCGAACCCATGCAACACCTCTACCTGGCAGCAGACGGTCCATGATGGCCGAGCGCATGGCGTGGTCAAAGTCGCGGTAGTTGTCCAACTCGTACTGAAGCGCACGTTCCAGAATCTGCGAGGCGGTCCGCCCCACCGGGTCTTGATCCTTGTGGCGTCGCTCGACTTGGGCTTGCGGGGTCTTGCCATACATCGACGGGAATAGCGTCTGAATGTTGGCCCACAGGATGTTATATCGCTTGGCTGTGTCGCTATAGCCCTGACGATCATCGCGGTAACGGCGGATGATCTTTTTCCCGCGCTTGATCCATTTCTCGTCCTCTTTCTTTGCCATGCGTAGCTCTTGGAGCCAGCGTTCAGCAACTTGAGTCGGGTTGTATTCTTTGTCGTCAGCCATCAATACCTCTCATTGCGCCGCGATGTATCCGCCCATAGATCATCAAGCGGTGCCGTGATAATGCGGCCATTATGCCCGGTTACGGGGAAAACTGGTGGATTTTCTGCTTGTTTTACTGGCAATTCCTCCATAACCTGCGCGCCATAGCAGAAAGCGTCTGAGGGGTGGGATGCCCAATTGTGCAGAGGCTCACGGGAGAACACGCCTAAATCCTCGTTGTAGGCGTATTCCCACGCCGTCAAGCCATCTAGCCCAGCCTCACACTCAACCGAGTTGATCTCACATCTCGGCAGCACAGTCCTAGCCGCGCTGATCTGGTCGATCTTCTTGGACTGAGGCACGATGGCGCATTTGTCCGCACCAAATGCAGACACGAAGCGGTCAATCGTCGTGTGCTTAGATTGGAACGTCTTAGCCCGCGCATCATGAGGCAACCATATTTTGCGGAGCTTGCGGGCCGCGCCCAATTCGATGATCTTGTTCCTGATGCGCGGAATCCAGTCATCAGCGTCAAGCCCGTTATCGCCGTCATAGGCCAACACCCGGAATCCCCCCAATGTTCGCTGCCAATACCAGAATGACGCAGTATCTCGGAAGCCCAAGTCGCAGCTAACCTCAATTCCTGCGCCGTCAGGATCAAACACCACATCAGGCGTCGCTCGTCCTTCGCGGATAGCCTGGTTGACCCATCGAGCCAGGATTGCACCTTGTGTTGCACCGTATGCGCCGTTCCAGATGTGTTCGGCCTTGTCTGCATCGCGCTCGAAGTCTTCGAGCATTTCGCGCCGCAACTCTTCAGGGAACCATGGGTTTTGGTTCCAGTTCACCTGAATGGCAATCGCGCTTTCTGGCGGCTTGCCCTTGCGGAAGAACGTGTCTACGGCGTCAGTCTTAAATCTTGGGTTCCAAGTGAATATCAACTCAGACCCCGGCATCCGAATGGTAGGGCGAAGCAGATCTAGCGAGTATTGGCTGAGCGTTTGAGCTTCTTCAACCCATGCTCGCTTATAGCCTTCCAGCGATTTGATAGAGTCAGCCGTGTGGTTTTGCAAGCCCTGAAATGTGATGATGCCCTTGCCTCGCTTGCTGCGGATTTTGGCATCCAGCACCTCGAAATAGTCGCCAGCGTTCAGCTTCTCAATCTTTCCTTCTAGCAGCCGCTTGACAGACTGGTCAAGGGATTTCTGAATCTCACGCACACATACCGTAGATTCATCAGGATTGAGGATGTGTTCCTCGATGATGTATTCGCCCACGAAATGCGATTTGCCCGATCCTCGGCCACCGTAGATGGCTTTGTATCGGGCAGGCTGGAATAACGGAACAGCCCAACGGGGCGTCGCTATTTCAAGAACGGCCATTAGGGTCTACGATCACGCGCCGAACTTGCTGGACTTGTAGTGGCGCACCGTCAATGCCTGAGACTTCTTGGCGCGACAGCTTAGGCGCTGCGTACTCCGCCAACTTGGCAAGCAGGTCTAGGGCCTTCTCTGGCGCTGGGTCTTTCCCATGTGATCCGGTCGCCACCTGAGACAGCCAGAAAGCCACGTTATCGGCGTTGTCTTCCAGCAGCTTGCGGACAGTCTCACGGAACTCATTTGTGGCCTTGTTTGGCATCCCCTTGGGGCGACCAGGCCCCGGGCCAGGCGGGAGATTTCCTTTTCTTTTTTTAACTTGCTCAGACACTTTCACTCCTATGAGGTTTGCTCACGTGTGTAAAGTGTAATTCATCACTTCACGATGCGGTAGGCGATGATGTCGGCTCCGCAGTTTCTGTTGAGCCAACATAAAAACAAACCAGAGGCC